GTTGGTTCCTGGTCAGTCCCCACCTGGTCGGCGACCTGTCGCGCGCCACCTTCGCCAACATCGAGCACCTGGCGCTGCAATTCATCAAGATGACGCTGAACTCCTGGCTGACCCGGTGGGAGCAGGAGCTGTGGCGCTGTGTGTTGACGCCAGACGAAAAAGAGCAAGGGCTTTTCTTCCACCACGACGTGCGCGCGCTGCTCCGCGGCGACTTCGCGACTCGCATGGCCGGCTACGCCTCGGCTCTACAGAACGGCCACATGTCGATCGATGAGGTGCGCGACGAAGAGGACCGCAACCCGCTGCCGGATGGTGCCGGATCGCACAATCACATTCAGCTCAACATGCAGACGCTGCCCGGCGAGAGCGATCAGCTTCCGACCCCGCCGGCCGGAGAGGATCCGGAAGGCGCGCCCGAAGACCAGACCTCCGCGAAGGCGATGCCTTCGTGGCTTCACCGAATCTCGTAACAGTTCAACAGGAGAATTTCCATGCGATTCAACGATTCGAAGGCCGCAGCGAAGACAAAGAAGGTCGACGGCGAATTCCTAACCGCGGGTTGCTTTCTCATCGTCGGAGATCCAGAGGATATATCCACATGGAAGCTCCCGTGGGATTTCTCGACCGACGCGAAAACAGAGTCCCATTTGAGGAATGCGCTGGCGCGATTTAGCGAGTTGGGTGAGACGCGCGGCGTCTCCGAAGCCGACAAGAAAAAGGCCTGGGACAAGCTCGTTGCAATGTGTAATGAGCACGACATCGAAGTGTCGGACGACAACAAGTCGGCATTCCTGGAAACTAAAGGCAGACTGCGCCTGGAGGTCAAGGAGATCAGCGACGCCGGGACGTTCCGCGGCGTGCTCTCGCCCTACGGCAACGTCGACGACGGCGGGGATGTGGTCGACCCTGGCGCCTTCGCGCGCACGCTGAAGGAAGACGGTCCGACGCGGCCGATGCTCTGGCAACACAAGAACGATGAGCCGGTCGGGATGCTCACGCTGACAGATAGCCCGGTCGGCCTGCTGTGCGAGGGCAAGTTCCTGTTCGACGATGCACTGCCGGCGGCCCGCAAGGCTTATCTGCTGCTCAAGAACCAGATTGTCAAGGGCCTGTCGATCGGCTTCCAGTCCGTTGCCGACGAGGTTATCGACGGCGTGCGACACCTGAAGGAGATCAAGCTCTTTGAGGGGTCCATCGTGACGTTCCCAATGAACGAGATGGCGCTCGTGACCGCCGTCAAGGAACGCGAGAGCAAGGAAGGCCGCACGATCAGTGCCGACACGCGCGGCAAGTTGCAAAAGTGCCACAAGTGCATGAAGGAAGCACACGAAATTCTGTCCTCCCTCCTGGACGACGAAAGCGGCGACGGCGCGAGCGCAGGCTCCAAGGCCGCCCCTGCCCCAGTCACAGCAGCCGGAGACGGATCGAAGCCCGGATCAGTTGATTCTCATCCGGCAGAGCTGGGCCTGATCGACGAAATCAGGTCCATGATCCCCGCCTGACCGGGATTAACGGTTCGAACCATTTTCATTAAAGGAGTTCCATCATGGAAATCTTAGAAACGAAGCTGCAGGAGCTTCAAAAAGAACTGAAAACGCACTTCGACAAGGCGGCCGAGGAGTCTAAACTCAACGGTGCCGCGACGAAGGACACGCAAGACAAGATCGTCGCCCTGCAAAAGCAGCTCGACGCCATCGACGCAAAAATGGTCGAGCGCCACGCTGGCGGCGAACCGCCCAAGACCCTCATCCAGAAGATGCAGGAGCACGAAGGGCTCAAGCGCCTGCTGCATGACAAGTCCGGCTCCGCCGTCATCGAAATCACGCCGCAGGATCTGTCCCGCAAGGGAACGGATACCGTCGACACCAGTTACAACATCGGTTTGACTGGAGGCGCTGTCGGATATGCGACGACCGGCATCCTGGGCATCGACCGCGTGCCCGGAATCACGCCGGAAGCTCGCCAGACGCTGAGAGTCCGGGACGTACTCTCCGCGCGCCCCACCAACATGGCCGTCATCGACTTCGTTAAGGTCCTGACGCCGATGACCGCCGCTTCGCCTCAGGTGGAAGCATCGGACAAGTACCAGAACAACGTGACCTTCCAGTCGGTCAGCGAGAAGGTCCGCACCATCGCCACCTGGATCCCGGCCACCAAGCAGGTGCTCGACGACATGACCGAACTCGCCGGATACATCATGGCGGCGCTACCGTATTACGTCAACCTCGAGGAGGAAACCCAACTCCTGAGTGGCGACGGCACGGGCGAGAACCTCCACGGTCTGATCACCCAGGCCGATTCCTTCCTGACGTCGCTGCTTGTGGGCGCTGCGGGCTGGAACCGCATTGACATCATCGGTCGCGTGATCGAGCAGATCACGGCCAACAAGGAACTGGAGCCCACGTTTGTAGTGGTCCATCCCACAGACTGGTGGAGCATGCGACTGCAGAAGGACGGTTTCGGGCGCTACATCCTGGGCGACCCCCAGGCGATGGTTCGCCCCACGCTGTTTGGGCTTGACGTCGTGGTAACAACGTCGATCTCCAGCGGCACATTCCTCGTCGGATCGGGCAACCCCATCGCTGCCGAAATCCGAGACAGAATGCCCATGGTCGTAGAAATCAGCACGTCTCATGCAGATTTTTTCACGAAGAACCTTTTGGCGATTAGAGCAGAGAAAAGACTCGCACTTCTTGTGAAGCGCGTTCACTCGTTCGTGTCGGGCTCGTTCACGCAGAGCCCGTACTAACCACACACCGTCCGATGCCAGGCCGCGCCCGTGGCGGCCTGGCCCTTTCCGTCTGTTTAATTGTCTCCTTTCCTCCTTCTTTGCCAGGCTGCCCGCGCGGCCTGGCCTTTTTATGGCCGTTCGAATCGAACGAGAGGTCTGACATGCAAGGCAAGCCCGCAGTCCTGGCCACATTGAAGGCCGCGCTCCCGGCCGAGGCCGGAATCAACGAGCAGTATCGGCACGACACGGCGCTGCTGTACCGGATGGGCGTCAAGAGGGTGGCGCGCAAACTGCGTAAGTACGCGGGCGACGTCCACGACTGGCGCAAAGAGGTCGACGAACGCTTTTTGATCCTGGGTGGGACCGGGGGCTACGAGATCCCGCCGGTGTCGGATCCGGCGACGCTGACGGCGCTGCTCACGGAAGCCCTCGGTCTGGAGATGGCCATCTGCAAAACGTATGAGCAGAACATCCCGATCTGCTCGGCGTCCCTGGACGACGGGACCAGGAATCTCTACGAGCACTTGGTCAAGTGGCACCAGGAGCACATCGGGTGGTTCGAGATCCAACTCGGCCTCATCGCCGGCATGGGCGAGCCGACGTACATCTCCGCGAAGCTGTAGCGCATGCGACTCATCGCCAACAGACAGCTCGCGGGAGATTACGGCCGGGCCGACGCAGGGCAGACGTTCGAAGCCAGCGCGGAAGTCGCGCGCAGTCTCGTTGAGCGCGGCCTGGCGCGGCCGTGGAAGGAGCCGACCGTGTTGTATGAGACCAAGGTGATCGTGCCCGAGGCTCCCGGGGTGAGCGCGCGGCCACCCTTTCGTGACGAGTCTTTGCCTGACGAGGAATCGGCGCCAGTGGCTCCCGCGGGCGATCCAGTGCTTCCTAGATCAGACGTTCCCAAGCCGCGAACTGCTCATCCTGGCCGATGGGGACGACGTTCGCGATCTCGTTCCTCCGGATGAGCGGATCCGGCTGCTGGTCCTCGAGGGAAAGCCGGAGATCGGCGAGAAGCGAAACTTCGGCTGCTCCCGCGCGCGCGGCGAGGTGGTCGCGCATTGGGACGACGACGACTGGAGCGCGCCGGGACGGTTGCTGGACCAGATTGAGCGGCTCGAGGCGAGCGGGAAGGCCGTCACCGGCTATCACACCATCAAGTTCACCGATGGCAAGCGGTGGTGGTTGTACCCCGGCGTGCCGCACTACGCGACCGGAACGTCACTCTGCTACCGGAAGAGCTGGTGGGCGGCGCACAAGTTTCCGTTCCTGCAGATTGGCGAGGACAATAACTTCGTTTCCGACGCTGGCGTCGAGAAACAACTGGCGTCGGCAGATGGCCGGGAGATGATCGCGGCGAGCCTGCACGCGGGGAACACGAGCCGGCACAGCATGGCCGGGTATCAGTTGCTGAAAGCTGAGGGAGTCTAATGTTTCCACCCTACGGCGGCCTGGGTCCATACGGAGTCTACGGCAATCTCGGTTTGTTCGGAGCGCTGGTCGCGTACGGCTCGCTCAACTACACCGAGACGTCGCCCTCGCAAACCTTCACGGAGCCAATGACGACAGATGAGGTCCGGCGCTATCTGCGTCTGCCGATCTGTTCGCCGGTGGATACGGACGAAGACACTGACCTGCAGGGCTACATCATCGCGGCGCGCGAGCAGGCGGAGATCTTCCAGAACCGCGACCTGGTTCAGAAACAATGGGACATGGCGCTCGACTACTGGCCATCGTACCGGGTCGAGATGCGCGATCCGCTCGTTTCCGTGGACCTGGTGCAGTACAAGGATTCGGACGGCGTGATCTGGCAGATGAGTGAGAACGTCGCCTCGCCGCCGGACAATACGGACGACATCGACATGCAGTATGTGGTGGACACCCAATCGCACCCGGGAAAGATAATTCCACCTTACAACCAGACCTGGCCGACGTTCGCGCCGTGGCCCTCGTCGGCGATCCTTGTGCGATTCACGAGCGGATTTGCGCCTGGGTCCTGGTTCTGGAACGACGCAGGTCAGCGCGTGAAAATGGGCATGAAGATGCTCATCAGCGCCTGGTACAACAACCGGCTGCCGTTCGAGCGCGGCATTGGTCCTTCGAGCGAATATCCTTTTGCGGTGACGTCCTGCCTCTCGCACGGCGCGCTGGTGAGGGCGAGATAATGCCTGACCCCTGGCCGAAACTCAACGCCGGTGAGATGATCCACCGGGTCACGATTCAGAGGATGGTGCCGGCGGTAGGGCGCACCGGAAACACATTCAACTGGACCGACTGGTCCACTGGCGTCTGGGCCAAGATCGTGCCGGTGCGTGGAACCGATGTCGTCAAGGGCGGCCAGGACACGACGCAACTCTATGTGACGATCTCCATCTGGTGGATGCCTGGAATTCTGGCGAGCATGCGGGTGGTTGGCAACGGCAAGACATACGTCATCCAGAGCGTTGAAAACATTCAGGAACGGAATATCGTTCTGGTCTTGAACTGCCTGTTGCTGGGGGATCAGAAGGTATAGGCGGCTGACGTTAGGTGCCAGCGCTTTGCTCCAGGCTTCGGCCAGGGCGCGGCGCGGGCTGGCGGGTGCTGGGGTAGATCCTTCCGGGGCGCTCCGACGCGTCCTGGGCGAAATGTGGGCCAAAAGGAGAGATTGATATGCCATTTACTCCGATTACTGCAGCAACTCAGATGATTTCGAGGACCCACGTGCACCTGACGGCGGTCCCCACCGTATTAACCGTCGTCGCATCTGGATTCGTCCGGCTCGATTGGCTCCGCGCATTCAACCCGACCGCAGCAGACATTGTGCTGACGCTGACCGATGGAAACGGCAACAGCATCGCTGTGATCGTGCCGGCAGCCTCGGGCGGCGGTGATGGCTGGTATGGCGACAACATTCCCAGCGGTTTCCCGATGCCCGGCGGGTTCTCGGTCATCGCCGGCGCCACGGGGCTCCTGCTGGCGGCATCTTGGTACTAAGGGAGAAGGCCATGAAGACGAAACTCTGCGTTCTAATTCTGTTTTTGTCCGTGCTCGCAATGGCGCAGCCGAACGTCGGCCCGGGCGTCAAGCGGCCCTGTTCCTCGACCGTCACCACGAACTGCACGCCGCAAGTGTCGGTCACGGGCGCGTACACCCCAGCAGTTACTGCCGTCAACGGCTCCTCCGTGCCCGCCTCCGCGAACGTGCTGGGCTCGAACGCATCCAGCCAGCTTGTCGCGCAGACAAACCTCAATGGCGTTACTCAGGTTGCGACCGATCCTGGAACCTGCACGCCGGGCACGACGGCGGATATTTTCAACACGACGACGGGGCTGAGGAAGTATTGCAGCGCGACGAATGTATGGACCGTGGGGCAATCAACCTCTGGGAACCAGATTATCGGCGGCACGTCGTCTGCCCAACTTAGCAGCTTAACTATGACGGCGGGCACTGGGGGTGTGGCGGCGCACTCTCCCGTTAAGATCAATTCCGATGGCACCGTGATACAAATCACAGGGACCGAGGGGATTGTCGGCATCGCGGAAACAGCGGCGACGGTAGGTAATTCTGTAATCGTGGATATACTGGGTCCGTCGCAATGCGTGGCCGAAGGTTCAATCACGGCAGGAGACTACCTCATCGACGGAACGGTATCGCCCGGAACTACGTGCAAGGATTCCGGCCAATCGGCGCGGTCGAACCTTCCGGTAAGTACCAATATATTAGGTAGGGCAACTGCAAGTGTGAGCACGGGGTCTCTGGTAGGTATAGTCCTGTATGGTCCCTTTTTGATGGGCACGCAGACGCCAGCGATCACCGGGGATACGGCAATCGCAGCAGGTGGCACGACATCGACGACGGCGAAAATCAACGGAACGGCTTTCTCCGGCACAAACGGCCATCTGGTGAGCTTCGGAGCAGCTAACATTCCGGCAGACTCGGGAGTTGTGGCGGCGAATGTCCTGGCCGTCTCCGCGCCCGCTGCCCACGCTGTACTGCTAGGAGCGGGAACACAAGCGCCAGGGACAGCGGGTCCGAATGCGGCTACCACCTACCCGCTGTTCTCTGCTGGGTCATCGGCAGACCCCGCCTTTCGCGCCATCGCAGCAGCGGATCTTCCCGCTATACCTCTGGTCGTTGGTACGGGTGGTGCGCTCGCCGGGCCGAATGAGCTTTATGTTTGTACGACTACATGCACGGCGACGCCTCCCGTTCCTGCGACTGGTTATGAGTTCTGTGCCAGAAACGACGCAGGAGTATCAACGGTAATCACGCTTGGCGGGGTAACCAACGTCTATTACGAGAAGACCGACTTCACCGGTTATGGGACTGTGAGCTTGACGGCTACTTCAGGTGGCGCAATCGGGGATAAGATTTGCATTGTAGGCCGCGATTCGACGCACTATCTAGTCTATTCGTATCAAGGCACATGGACGATGAACTAACATGTCACGTTTAATTCTTGCATTCTTCCTCTCAATTCTTGGCTACGGCCAGATCATGTCGCCCATCGTGGCGGGATCAGGCGGAGCTTTCACGCTGACAGCTACAACCGTAGGCTCGTCGAAGACAGTGACAATCACTCGCCTGACGCTGAACGGGGCAGCGACTCTCAACTGGGGCGATGGATCAACCACGGTCATCACAAGTCAGAACACGGGCGCGTGGACGCATGTCTACGCCACGGGCGGAACTTATACGATCAAACTGCCGAATGCCAGAATGATCGTCGGGCTGCAACTATCGGATGCACAACTCGGCGGCATGAATACCAACCAGTTGCGGAGTAGTTCTATAAACTATTTCTATGTAACGGCCATTACCGGCAGCACGATTCGTAGTGCTGACATGAGTGCCTGGAGACCGGCGACTTGGGAACTGAACGC